CGCAGCGGATAAATCGCGCCACCATCCGGGCCATCGTTCGTATTCACAACCGCCGAGTCCTGAAGATTCTCGTCCCGAAACCACTCGTTCCAAATCAAGTTATAAGCACGATGCCACAACGTCGAGTACGTAATACCTCCCGCGCCTACCGGCAATCCAAAATAATCCTCGATCGACTCTTCCACCGGAGCCACACTCCGCGTAGGAATCACAAACGCGATCGAATCACCGGGGTCGTCCTGCTCCCCGTTGAACTTTTGCCAATTCGCCCACACCAAGCGATTGGGCACGGCAAAAAAGAAAAAATCCATATACATATTGTCAATCACAGGAAACAGCGGCGTAGCCATACGCGCAAAGCTCGACATCTTCATCGTCATCGTATCGCCCGGCAACGCCTCATCCACAAAAATCGGGATCAGCAACCCCGCGTCATACGCGGTCTTCAAACCATGAGACCGGTTAAACACCGATCGCTGCCCCTGAACACTCGGGATCTGCGCAAAACTATGCTGCGCCCGAGTCACACCACGCCGAGAGGAAACTGTCTGAGGCATCAGACAACCCCTCTCAGCTGAGCCGGCTCTGCCGGCTCCACAAACTGCGAAGCGAGGCCCAAATTGACCTTCGCTTCATACATCGAAAACTCTCCCGAGTCCTCGAACCACTCGCCCAGCTCGAACAAAGTATAATCACCGGCAAACCGGTGAAACTCCGTGCTCTCATCCTTACACGCACTCGAAAACATCCTCAACGCCACAGCCGTTGTAGATGCAAACAAAGGCTGCAAAAAGGCTTCCGCCTTAGAATCGAAGATAGAAAAAACCTTCACACAATCACTCCTACACGTGAAACTACACGTGACACACTGTAAGAAACAGAAAGAAGAAGAAGAAGAAGAAAAAACTCCACATAATAAACAGCAAAAAAATAAACCTGCTGGCGCGCACGCCACCTTCGGCGCCCTGCACTAAATCTCTCTTCGCAAATAAGCCATCCTGGCGGCAGCCACCTTCTCCCGAACCTTCAAACGCTCGGGAGTCACATCGTCCGACTTCACGGACGCAATACGCTTACGCTTCAAAACTTCCCGCGCCTCTTGCGACAACCGGGAATCATAAAATTTCGGCGGCCGAAACCGCCGTCCCTGATGAACAACTTCATCCGCGGGAAAAACGTCTCTGTAGAACACATCAAACCACGACGACCCAATACCCGGCCGACGCGACATGGTCGCATATTCCGGCCGGACCAAAAACGTCTCACCCGTCTCCGGGTCGACACGCTCATACTTCACCTCGGCGAGATCGCCGGTCGCCTTCTTGAGACAATACCGCGCGACATATGCCGCGCTCTTAAACGTCAAAGACCCTAGGGTCACATGACCCAATCCCCACGTCCGTGTCAACAAATCGGACGTGAAAAGGGTCTCTCCGGGCTTCCCATACTTATAGACCTCACGGTCTTCGCAAAAATCCAGCCCGAACATGCAAGCATGATAATGGGGACGCAAATTCTCCTCCCCATACTCCCCACAATGCAAAAAACGAAACGGCCCTATATTCTTACGAACCCGCTTCGCAAACTTTTGCCAATCACCGAGACGCAACGAACCGCCTTCCGGCAAAAACTCATCCGAGTACGTCAGCGTCACGAAACAATTCGCCTCGAACATCGAGGCTTCATGAACACACCGAAGAGCCCATTCTTCGCTCTTCGCAACGCGGCAACCCGAGCATTGCCCGCAGGGCAGCTCCAGGGGGCGGTCAGACCATCCTTTCTTCGAATCGAAGACAATCCGGCCGCCCTCTCCGCGATACGCCTTCAACGGCGTCCAACAAGGCATGGCGCCTACAGCCGCCAGCCACCACGCATGGGACGAGACCGCAAATTCTTACGATTTGTCCTCGCCCCTCGGCGAAACGTGCTCCGACTCCGTCGGCGCCCCATTCGCTTTCGGTATGCCATACGAAAAGCTCCTTACCGGGGGCCTCAAACAGTCCCCCTCTAGAACATTATCGATCCACCGGTAGCAAGTCAACAGCTCCGGTAGGATCGCGTCAAGCCGAGCCACAATGGCCTCCAGGGCCTTCCGCTCGTCTTTCCTCAAAACTGCCACCTCTGGTGTCAGTAAATACAATTGAGATCAAGAGAACCAATTGTATCACTCGCCCCCTGAAACGGGGGCTACGACCGGCTCCTCAGCAGGAGCCTCAACATCCGGAGGCTTCGAGGCAGGAGGGGCCGCCACAGGCGCCCTAGTGGGAATTAGCCCCAACTCCTCCAACTCTCCACGCCTATCCGGATCAAAAACCAGATCGAGAAAAAGACCCGGGTCATTCTCAACATGCGCCCTCAGGGGCGCCGGCAGCTTCATGAAATCACTCTCTGCCTCCGAGACCCGGTTCAGGGCCTCATGAAAATCGAGACCCATAGAGAAATCGCCGTACGACGGCTCTCCACCAACAGCAGGCACAGGCACACCGTGGGTCACCCAACGGTCCATGATCCGATTGATATCGGTCGCCTTACTATCCGCCTGCTTCACACGAGACTCTCCACCCGAAGGGTGGGTCAAACGAATTCGTTCCCTCATTTCGCAACCTTAGCTCCCGTGGTAACGATCTTACCTATACGGGTCTGCTCGAAAGCATGACCCTGCTTAAACAACGTCGGATTGTCAATATTCCACTGCGCCTTCAGCGCTTCACCAACCAAACGCTGCCGCTCGGTCGCTTTCTTCATATTCGACAAATCCGCCTGAGCAACATCGCGGGCCGACGCGGCCCGAAACGCCATCTGCTGCCACTCCATCGTCTCGCGCTGAACCTTCAAATTCTTCACCTCATCGCGAGCACGTACCGCAGACGTCGCCGCCTGCATTCCTGCAGCTACACCACCACCGCGAGCAGCCGCCGCGGTCTGCTGACCAAGACCTACGGCCCCTGTCGGGCCCTTCATATACGCCAAAGCGGGATTCAAACCCGCCGCCTCAAGGTCCTTTACGGTCATCTGGTACTGATTTTGCAACAGCCAAATCTGAAACTTACGCGCATGGCGCGTCAACCTCCGCGTCTGTGACGCGGAATACAAGGTGCCGAACACATCGCTCGCACCACCTATCGCGGCACCTCCCAATGCCGCTGCGGCTACACCGATCGCCATCAGGAACCCTTTCCAAAAATCCACTCAAAAATCGCTCTGCAAATCTCCGCGATCAAATCACGCACTAGAAATGATCCACCATGCCAGGCACCGAATACGTCGGCATCGGCCTGGCATTCTTATACTCAAAAAAGAAATCCGCCAAGAAATGCGGCTCCGCTGGAACCGCCAACACACGATCAATCGGCGGATTGTCCTCAATAAACGTCGCGTTCAAAACCGGCAGAGCCGAAAAATCAAGCCCAAGATGCCAGTTATCCAACGACGTCGGAGAAACACTCCTCATCTTCCCAGTAATCTGGGACGGCTTGTACCTATACTCAGCCCAACGCTCCTGAAAACCAAACGTCAAAATGTCGTTCGCCGAATTATCCGCGAAAATCTCCTGATTCAAAACAGCCTGCTCACCCAGGTGAGCAAACGCAGGCCAGAAAAAATCATACCGCGTACTCCGCGACCACATCCGATGCATGCCCTGCTGATACGTGAGGTCCGCCCGGACACTCACCAAACCAATGAGCAAACAATGCTCCACAAACGACTTCCGAAAACCTATGCCATTCACCGCTGCCGTACCGTAGGCCGACAAATCACCAGTATTGTCACCCTCCGTTGCATCGTTCCGCGTCGTCGCCACCGCATTAATATTGATCCGCGTCGAACCACCGCCGAGATACTCCGGACGCTGCAGACGCTGATCCGGGGACGTTACCCCGAAATGCGCTCTAATAATCTCGGTATACCGAGAACCACCTCGCGCATCGCGCTCGAGCAACCGCTGAATCTGAAACGCCTCACGAATCTGATTGATCGTGGCCGCCGTCGCCGACGAAAGATCAGCCGTCACGGAAGTCAAATCCGCCGTAATACTTCCCAACGCCGGATCGTTCCACACAGCCGCAACACCACCTGCGCCTGAAACCGCTCCGCTCCAATCCGCCTCTACGGTCGATCCCCGATCCTCAAGGTTCCGGTTCGTCATCGAACCAATATCCCACGTGGGCGTCCCCAACGTCCCCAGCGCCACAGGCGCTGAGGTCGGCGTCAACGGCGCCGACGTACCAAGCGGGAGGGGCACCGCAGTACCCTTCTGAACGAACGGCAAACACGACGTGAAATAATCATGCCGCTTTCCTCGCCTTCGCAGCGGATAAATCGCGCCACCATCCGGGCCATCGTTCGTATTCACAACCGCCGAGTCCTGAAGATTCTCGTCCCGAAACCACTCTCATGGTTTGAAGACCGCGTATGACGCGGGGTTGCTGATCC